CAGTCGCCCGGCATCGATATCCATCATCGCCATGATCAGAGCCCCCGCCGGCAGAAGGGCGCAATCAACCGGTCATAACCCGGCGGCACCACCGCCGGCTGGGCGTCCGGCGCCACGACGCCCCGGGCTGCAAACATTGCCGCCACATGCAAGAGCATGGCCCGCTTCAGCGTCTCCGGCACGTCCGCGCCGCTCTCGCCGAAGCCGGCCGAAAACTCCAGCTCGATCCCGTTCATGGCCCGGTCCGGCTGCGGAAGGTGCCTCAGCCAAAGCCTTGCCGGTCGCGCCTGCCCGTCAAGCAGATGCCCGTCGAGATCGACGGCCTGCGGCACACCTTCGCCGTCATAGACCGTCACCGACGTCACCGCCTGCACAGGCCCGCGCGGGATCGTCACGATCCCGTCTTCCGGCCAGTCGTCGAGGCAAAGCCGGAACTCGCGCGCCGCCAGCACCAGCCCGGTTTCCCGCTCCAGATGCTCGCGGGCGACGATGGCGAGCGCCAGGAGCAACGCGTCCTCCTCCTCGCCATCGAGCCTGAGATGCGCCCTGATCTCGGCAAGCGTCAGCGGCTCCAGCGCGGGTGGAGTAAGTTCGATGATGGTCATGAGATGTCCTTTGAAACTGGGAAAGGTGGATGCCTGCAGAGAACACAGGCCCCTCATCCGCCCTTCGGGCACCTTCTCCCCGTTAACGGGGAGAAGGAGGCACCGCCGCCAGCCGAACACGCTCTTCTCCCCGCCAGCGGGGAGAAGGTGCCGGCAGGCGGATGAGGGGCAAGCTTCAACTGTGCAAGTTGGTCGTCGCCGCAGCCCCCCACCTCCCCCTCAAGGGGAGGGTAAAACCCTTACGCCGAAAACTTCACCAGCTTGATCGCCTCGAAGTCCTGAATGCCGCCGCCGACGCGTTTCGTCGTGTAGAACAGCACGTAAGGCTTGGCCGAATAGGGATCGCGCAGCACCCGCACGCCCACCCGGTCGACCACCAGATAGCCGGCGCGGAAGTCACCAAAGGCGATGGCCGTCGCATTTGCCGCGATCTCCGGCATATCCTCGGATTCGGCGACCGGAAAGCCCATCAGTGAGGCGGGATCCCCGGCCCGTGCCGGCGGCGCCCAGAGATAGTTGCCGTCTGCGTCCTTCAGCTTGCGCACCGCGCCTTGGCTTCGCCGGCTCATCACGAAGGTGCCGTTCTGGCGGTGTCCTGCCTTCAGCGCATAGACCGTGTTGATCAGCACGTCGGAGGCGCCGCTTGCGGCGAAAGCCCCGGCCGCACCGGTCGGGATGGTGCCGATCTTGCCCCATTCCCAGGCACCATCGTCGACCTTGTCATAGGCGAGGAAACCCTTCGGCTTCAGCACCCCGTCGCCCGAGACGAAGGCCTGGCCTTCCTGTTCGGCAAAGGCGATGTCGACTTCGGCTGCGATCCAGGCCTCGATGTCGACGGCCGCATCATCGAGCAGCGCTTGTGTCGCGGCCGGCATGGCATAGAGTTCCATGGTCGGGAAGGCGAGTTCTAGGAGTTCCGGTGTGCCGGTCTGCGGGCGCGCCACCGTCTCCGCCACCCAGCCGGAGGCAAAGCCCGTCGCCGCAAAGGGCTTCTTCAAAACCGAGCCCGAGACCTGGCGCACCGTTGCCAGCGCCCTGATCGGCGAGATGACGCGCAGCCTGCGGCCAATCTCCTCATCCACCTGCGGCGGCACCAGATAGCCGCCATCGCCGGAAACGCCCGCCGACAGGGCCTTCTGGTCGAGATCGCGCAATGCTGCATCATCGCCGCGGCGCACATAGGCCTCAAACGCTGCCTTGTGTTCGGAAAGCCCGGCCTCGTCCCGGCCGGGGCGGGCGAGCGGCGGGCGGCGCTTCTTCAGCACCAGTTCGTCGATGAGCCGGCTCTGGTCGTCGATCGCCTTGTTGATCCGTTCCACCTTGTCGCGGGTGACGACGTCGCTTGTCAGCTTCTCCTCGATCTCGCCAAGCCGCTCGTCATTGGCCTCCTTGAAGGCCTCGAAGGCCGTCATGAATTCGGCAAAGGCCGATGTCACCGTATCGGGTGCCGCCTTCACCTCCGGTGCCAGCCGTGCCGCCTTGCCGGGTGAGCCCTTGCCACCTGCCAAGGGCCTGCCACCCTGCACGCCGGAGACCCCGTGGCCCCGCTCGCCGGTCTTGCCCTCACCTGCAATCATCGCGTCTTCCATCTCGCTCATCCTTTCGTGAAGTGATTGTTCGCCATCGACCGTGCCGCCCGGCGCATCAGCCGGACGAGCTCGGTTTCCCTGTCGCGGTAGAACCGCTGATGCTTGACATTCGAGACCCTTGCCGTCGGCAGCATGGGGAAGGTCACCACCGAGATCTCCCAGAGATCGGCCTCCAGTATGCGCCGGACACCGGTCTTGCGGTCGCTCCTCGCCTTCACCGCGCGAAAGCCGATCGACAGCCCGTCGAGCGCGCCCGCCTTCATCAGCGCATGCACCTCGCGGGCACGCTCCACGTCGGTTGCGAGCTTGCCCTCGACATAAAGTCCCCGTTCGTCTTCGCGGATGACGGTCCAGCGGCCGATCACCTCAGCCGGATCATGCTGGAAGAGCATGCGCACGCCGCCTGCCCCCCGCGTCTCCAGCGAGGCGGAAAATGCCCCGGGCTCGATCGCGTCGCGGCCAAGATCCACCTCGCCGAACAGGCTCGCATAGCCCGAAAACCGTCCGTCCCCGCCAACGCCCTTGAGCGTCAATCCGGCATAGCGAAACCGCGGCGCCTCTGCCGCTTCCGTCACCTGCATGGCTCGTCTCCTCGTAATGTTGATTGTTTGTCGGCGCTGGCGGGAAGGCGGAGAGGTGGCAGCGGACTTTGTGCGCAGGGGCTTCCTCAGGGTGAGGCGGCAAACGCATCAACCGCCCACCTTGTCCCCTGCCCGCCCGGTCAGCCGTACCAGCAGACCGAGCCCCCACCAGGCCGTGAACGAGGCCAGCGTGGCACCGGCCAGCATGGTCTCCGACGGCGACAACCGCCCCTCGAGACCGAGCCGCGCCGCGCCCCAGATCCCCGCCGGCCCGCCGAAGATCAGCCCGCAGGCGACCCCGGTCAGGAAGCGCACGGCCGCCTCGCGGCGATGTTTGGGAAGCAGGTAGACCAGCGAAATCGCGGAGCCCGCGACGGCACCGATCAGACGCGCGGAAGTCACGCCGCCGTCATGGCCGAGATCAGTCATTTGTTCATCTTTCGCAGTTAGCTTTTGATGCGGCGCCGGCCGGAACGATCCCGCCCACAAGGCTGCGGCCGGCGCCTCCTCTCCAATCAGAACAGCTGATCGCTCTGGCTCCGATCCACGATTGTCGAATCCGTTGAATCCCTTGGCGGCCGACGTTCAGACGGTGATTCCGCCTCTTCAACCAGTGCTTCAAGTGCGGCCGGCCCCGCCAGTCATGCGGTCGATTCCACCGGCATCTGTCCGCCATGAGCCGTTTGCAGACGCCCGTCGATCATGGGCTTGCATGAACGCCCGGGCGCGCATTTGCCACAAAACGACAATCGTTTCGTCACACGGCCTTCACCGAGCCGGGCCATCTATCGCCTGGGTAAAACACATCGGGGGATGGTCATGGTTTTCGTCACGCAGGATGCGCGCGCGCCGCGCGGTACGGTTCAGGAAAAGCCGCTTCTCTTCGCCCTGCTCGTGACGCTGACGCTGTCGGCGGTCTTCGTCACCTTTCCGCAGATCGACATCGCCATCAGCCGGATCTTCTATGTCGAGGGCGAGGGTTTTCCGGCCAGCCGGATGGGCGAGCTCAACACCTTCCGCGCCTTCGGCCAGTATTTCCCGCTGACGCTCACCATCGTGCTCGTCTTCGGCCTGGTGCTGAAGCTCATCTATCCGTCGCGCCCGTCCCTCTTCCCGCCGCGCTTCACGCTCTATTTCGCCAGCCTCTTCCTGCTCGGCCCGGCGTTCCTCGTGAACGGCCTCTTCAAGCCCTTCTTCGACCGGCCCCGGCCCCGCAATACCCTCGAATTCGGCGGCCAGGATCCGTTCATCCATGCCTGGGCTCTCGGTGGCGATTTCTTCGACGACCGCTCCTTCGTTTCGGGCGAGGCCGCCGTGGTCGTCTGCCTCATCCCGCTCGCCTTCTTCGTGCCTGTTGTCTGGCGCCGCTGCGTCTTCGTCCTGCTCAGCCTGTTTGCCGCCTTGACCGCGCTCAACCGCATCGCGTTCGGCGCGCATTTCCTCTCCGACGTCCTGATCGCCGCCGGCCTGATGGCCATGCTCTCGATCGCGCTCGCCTATCTCTTCTATGGCCGCTCGGGCTCACAAGCCTGCGACATCAAGCTCGAAGCCGCCATGACCGAGTTCGGCCACAGGCTGCATGCAGTGCGGCGCGAAGGGATCACCGCCGTGCGCCGCCGCCTGTCGCTGGCACCGATGTTCCTTGCCCCGGCGCCGTCGACCGGTGAGAACGGCAAGGCCTGAAGGCTCGCGCTTCGCCAACGCCTCAGTCCCCGCTGAGAGGCTTGGCGACCGCTATCCAAACCGCATGGTGCGAAACGTCCGCGTCAGCGGCAGCCGCCGCCGGAACTCGCCTTTCCAGGCACCGGCGTCGAACAGGGCGACGAGCGCGGCCGAAGTCTGGCCCTGATCGGGCTCAGACCTCGATCTTGCAACCGCGCCCACAGAGGGGAGAGGTGAAGGGGTGCTCAATAGCCCACCGCCTCGCGCTTCTCCTCCTCCGTCAAGAACCCCGCTGCCCCGACCCTTGCCCACAGCGCATCGCGCTCGGCAGAAAGCCCCGCCACCGTGTCGAGATCCGGCACCAGCCTCAGCCCCTCGCCGGTCAGGTCGCCCAGAAACACCGAGAGCGACGCCCCCGTCCGGGTGACCAGAGGCAGCACCGTCAGGCGATAGAAGGCGCGGTTGGCCTCCTGGTAATTGGCATAGGTGTTGTCGCCGGGAATGCCGAGCAGCATCGGCGGCACGCCGAAGGCGAGCGCGATGTCGCGCGCTGCCCCGTTCTTCGCCTCGACGAAATCCATGTCCTTGGGCGAGAGCCCCATCGATTTCCAGTCGAGCCCGCCTTCGAGCAGCAGGGGCCGGCCCGCCCGCATGGGTCCCGAATAACCCTCGTCGAGCTCCACCTTCAGCCGCTGATACTGGTCGGTCGACAGATTGCCGCCCTCCTTGGGCTGATAGACCAGCGCACCCGAAGGCCTTGCCGAATTGTCCAGGAGCGCCTTGTTCCAGCGGCCCGCCGCATTGTGCAGATCGAGCGCCACCTGGGCTGCGGCCAGCGGCGCAAAGCCCTCGTTCTCTCTC